AGGTTTCTGGAATGCTACAATATGTTATTCCAGAATCATCCATCATTCACCATCAGCTTAATGCGTGCGCTTCTCGCACGGGAAGACTCTCAAGCTCCCGACCGAATCTGCAAAATTTGCCTAGAGACGGTACAAGCAGAGTTAAAGAGATGTTCTCAAGTCGATTTGGAGACCATGGAAGATGTGTTGAAGTCGACTATTCCGCCCTCGAAGTCGTAACGCTAGCTGCTGCCAGTAATGACAAGAACTTGATTGAACAGCTTGAGAAAGGCACAGACATGCACTGCTATAGACTAGCAGGCGCATTGAATGAGCCTTATGAAGAGGTGTACAAGAAGTGTCATGAGGAGGATCATCCTGACCACAAGAAGTACAAAGAACTCAGAACGGCAATCAAACCAAGAGCCTTCGCGGCTCAGTACGGAGCCTCTGCAGGGGGTATCTCCTTTGCAACAGGCTGTACGCTACAAGAAGCAGAGAAGTTCCTCGAAACCGAAGCTAAGCTCTTTCCTGAGAGTAGAGCATTTAAGGACAAGGTTCGTTCAATGGTTGAGCAGACAGGCTTGTTACCTGAAGCCATTGAACGAGAACTTGATCCTACGACAAATTCATGGTATGTATTCCGAAGGGGGTACTACAAAGCGCCTGGAGGCACAGAATACTCCTTCAGGCAAAGAAAACAATGGAAGGATCACAAAGAAGTCCTAGACTATAAGGACACTGAGATCAGCAACTATCCTATCCAAGGCGAAGGTGCGTTCATCGTGCAGACAGCCTGTGCTAGGATCATTAGATGGTTGATTAAGGAGAACTTCTTTGATGGATCTATCCTACCGATTAACACTGTTCATGACGCCGTGTACATTGACTGCAAGACTGAAGACCTCGCTAGAAGAGGAGGTAAGGCAGTAGCATGGATCATGGGCACTACACCTAAATACATTGCACAGAACATCCCAGCGTACAAGGCATGGATGTACGACGAAGTACCTTTCCCTGCTGTACCTGAAATGGGATACAACCTCTTTGACAAGACCCACGTAGAATAAGGACTAATTATGCTTTCCGCTATTAAGAACATTGCAAACGAAACCACGACTGACCTCGACATGAGCACCGCCTCCAAGGGTGGTGAGAAGTACCTGCTTCCTGTTGGTACTGCCCTCGGTCGACTTGTTGAGTACATTGAATTCGGTAAACAGCCGCAGGAATTCAAGGGTGAAAAGAAGGATCCCGCCATGGAGATCCAGATTGGCTTTGCCCTGTATGGTGAAGGCTATCAGAAGGAAGACGGCTCTCCGCGTATGATTAGTACGTACCGCATGAAGCTCTCGAACAACGAGAAGAGCAAGTCTTTCAAGCTCTTTAGCCGAATGAACGCCAAGAAGACTGCCAAGAACTTCGCACAGCTCCTTGGTGAACCGTTCCTTGTGCCGATCATCCATAGCACGAATGGCAAGGGCACGTATGCTCGTATCGACCTTGACAACATTGGCTATGCCATTGATCCGATTCGTCGTACTGAGTATCCTGTTCCTATGCCTAACGAAGACGCTTATCGTGTCTTCCTGTGGAACCATCCGACGAAGGAGATGTGGGATTCGATCTATATTGAGAAGAACAACTTCCTTCAGGAGACGTGCCTCTCTGCTACTGACTATCCGAACAGCAAGCTCGAACAGCTCCTGAAGGGTTCTGTCCCTTCTCTTGAAGCCGCTCCCGAGAACTTCGACGAGGTGCCGTTCTAATGAAACTCAGGGATGTACAGATCCCTGATACCGATCAATTCAAGCCTAGCATGGACCGTGTCCTCATCATGGATGGGGATGCGGCATGTTATGAGGCGGCTTCTAAGTACGTAAAGTTGGATACAGCTATTCGATGCGTACACATGAAGATTCTTCAAGCTATGTTTCTTACGAACTGCAAGAAGGCTAGAGTCCATATCACGCCTGCGGGTTGTTTGAAAGCAGGCAGAATGAACTTGATTGGTGTAAAGCCTTATCAGGGTAATCGTAAGGACAAGAAGAAGCCTGAGTTGTTGGAAGCTCTCAGGCAGAATATCTCGGCATTGCTCAATGACAAGAACATTGAGGTGTTTGCTCATTATGATATTGAGGCTGATGATGCAGTGGTTATCGACAGTTATTACTACCGCAACAAAGGACTTGTATACAGTCCTGACAAAGATCTTAGAATGGTTGTGTATCCTCTGTATGATTTGGATACTGGCAGGGTTTGTACTATTGCTGACCCTTTTGGTGATATTAGCATCTCCAGCACTGAGTCTGGCCATCCTCATCCAAGGGGGCAAGGACTGAAGTTCTTCTGGTGGCAGATGCTCATGGGAGATACTGCCGATAACATTCGAGGCTTGGATAAGTACCAAGGCAAGAACATCGGAATGAAGAAAGCCTATGAACTACTGAAGCCTATCAAAAACGAAGTCACTGCGGCTATTGTAGTGCTTAGTGCATACAAGGAAATCAATCAGAATCCTCTTCCTGAAGCGAACATGCTGTGGCTTCTACGTAATGAAGCAGACAGCTTTCAGAAGCATCTTGCGGAGCTTACTCCGAGCATGCCCCCTGAGCTTGTCCAATGGCTTAGAGATTGCTACAAAAGGAAGTGGAGGAAGGATTGAGAAAGATTAGTAGGTCCCAGCTCAGAGCATGGGCTATCGGACACATCAAGACTAAGCAGGGAGGACTGTGTCCTCTCTGCGGTAAGCCCATCTCTCTTCAGGTGATGGGTAATAAATCCGACTACGTGGTTGACCATGACCACGAAACGGGAGAAATTAGAGGCGTGCTGCATCGCTCATGCAATGCAGCTGAAGGTAAGGTAAGCAATGCAGCCGCCCGTTGGGGTGCCAAGAGCACCAAGTACAGCGATATCATCCCATGGTTGCATAGGATGCTTGATTACCTAGAGAATAATGAGGGTACTGGGATTATCTATCCCGACCACAAGACTCCTGAAGAACGTGAAGAGCTCAGGAAACAACGCGCTAGAAAGGCGCAGGCATTGCGCAAAGCAAGACAGGCTTTGCGTGCTAAGGAGAAACATGATTAAGGTAATTAAGAAGGACGGCACTGTCGAACCGTTCGATATGGAAAAGATCTTCAAGGCTATCGACAAGGCCAGCCAACGTGCTAACTACAACATCCGTAGAGGCGACCATGAGCTTCTGGAGTCGTACATCACTTTTGAATGCGAGTCAAGGGGCAAGGACATTCCTACGTCTGAGATGCACAGCATCGTAATCAAGGCGCTGTATGCTTGTGACTACAAGGCTATTGGTGACGCATACAAGGAGTTCAGAGACTACAAGAACACGTATGCCAAGGCCTTTGAAAAGGTGAAGGATGATGCAGACACTGTTCTTCTTCTCGGAGATCGGGAGAATGCTAACTTTGATTCTTCGCTTATCAGTACGAAGGGTTCGCTCATCAAGGGGTACCTCACGAAGGAACTGTACAAGCAGTTCTATCTGAACAAGGAAGAGCTCCAAGCTACGAAGGAAGGCACGATCTATATCCATGATCTTCGAGACATGATTTTCAACAGCATCAATTGCTGTCTGTTCGACATGGGTAATGTTCTCAAGGGTGGATTCTGCATGTCCAATGTGGACTACACTGAACCTACTAGTGTGCTAAGTGCGCTTCAGGTTATCGGTGACATCACGCTCGTCGCTACTGCACAGCAGTTCGGTGGGTTCACCATTCCGAGTATTGATAAGACGCTTCTCCCATATGCCCGAAAGACTTACAATAACGCCTTCAAGAAGTATTTCGATACTTGTAATCTGGAGCATGACGAAGCAGAGTCCATGGCTCTTGGTGACCTCAAGCGTGAACTTGAACAGGGCTTCCAGTCTCTTGAGCTGAAGCTCAATACTGTGCCGTGTTCCAGAGGTGACTTCGCCTTCACCACTCTTACGTTCGGTGAATGGAGCAATGACCTCCCCGATCTCGACAAGGAGATCCTCCAGATGGTGTGTGAAACCATCCTTGAGATTCGCATGAAGGGGCATGGTCCGAAGGGTAAGCAGGTTGTGTTTCCCAAGCTCGTGTATCTCTATGACTGGGAACAGCACAGTGGTGCTGAGCATGCTGAGGTGTTCGACAAAGCTGTTGAATGCTCTAGCAAGTGCATGTACCCTGACTACCTTGCAATCAACTCTGACTATGGCTCGGTGTCTGAAACCTACCGAGCATCGAATAAGCAGTGCGTGATTCATCCGATGGGTTGTAGAGCGTACCTCACGCCTTGGACGGACCCTGAAACCAATGAGTACGTGTCTGTTGGCCGATGCAACATCGGCGCTGTGTCTCTGAATCTTCCTCTTATCTACAAGAAGGATCCTGAGAAGTTCTATGAGAACCTCACTGAGAACCTTGAACTTATTCGTAAGTTCTTCCAGAAGAGGTACGAAGCAGTTGCGGAAACGAAGGCATGCACGAACCCCATGGCATTCTGTCAGGGTGGATTCTATAAGGGGAATCTCAATCCTGATGATAAGATCGGTGATCTTACGCAGTACATGACTGCTAGTTTTGGTGTTACCGCCCTCTCAGAATTTGTTGAACTTCATGGTATGAAGCTGAACTCTGCCCTTGGCAGAGATCTTGCAATCAAGGTTGTTGACTTCATCAATAAGAAGATCAAGGAGTTCAAAGAGGAGGATGGTCACCTGTATGCTCTTTATGGTACTCCTGCAGAATCCCTGTGTGGTACTCAGATGCAGCAGTATCATGACTATTGCAAATCACACGTAGTTAAAGATGAATTCGTAGGAAGAAACTACTTCACGAACTCGTTCCACATCCACGTCGCAGAAGACATCTCGCCCGTCGAGAAACAAACGTGGGAATTCCCCCTGTTCCATAAGGTTCAGGGTGGGCACATCCAGTACATCAGAATTGATAACCCTGAGAATCTGAAGGCCGTTAAGGCTCTGATTATCAGAGGCATGTACAACGGCTTCTATCAAGGTGTGAACTTTGATGCCGCAGTTTGTGAGGACTGCGGCGAACACTCCACTAATGTGGGCAAGCACTGTCCGCATTGTGGTTCCGACAACATCTCTGTCATCAGTCGTGTCTGTGGTTATTTGGGTTACTCCAATGTTAATGGACATTCTAGAATGAATGATGCCAAGATGGCAGAAATCAAAGATAGAAAATCAATGTGACGTTTGAAGTAGTTACGCTTGTTATGAACGCTTGCCTTTGCGTTGTGTTTGTGTGCGCAACGGTAATGGCCGTGTTTTTGCTGTACGCAGGTACAGCAATATACTTAAAGAGTTCAAGCATAATGAACAACCAATTGGAGACCATTTCTATGATCCCTAATGAAGACAACCTTTAACTAACTAAGGAAAGACCCTACAATGACTATTCCTAAGAAGTACACTAGCGTTACCCGTATTGGTGTTAACGCTGAATTCGAAGCCTACCCTACCTGTAAGGGACACGTGGACTTTGCAACCTTCAATTTCCCGAGCATCCGATCCTTCGTTGATTGGGTGAATGACCATAACAGCAACATCGCTTACGTTGTGGTTAAGGATCCTAAGAAGACTTCGGCTGATCTTCACACAAATTGTTGGTCCCGAACGTTCATCTCGCCCCATATCAAGCGAGGTTGTACGTGTAACGTAACCGTCAGGCTTGACTGTGGAGCTGTTGGACAGCTTACATTTCATATTAGTAAGTAATGAATTACTCTGGACTCAACCTATGCGATACCGCTAACGGACCTGGGGTCCGCGTATCCCTGTTCGTTAGCGGATGCTCCTTGCATTGCAAGGGGTGTTTCAACCAAGAGGCTTGGGATAAGAATTACGGAACGCCTTTCTATTCCTATACCCTCACAAAGGTTCTAGAAGCTCTAAAGGAGCCTTATATCGAGGGCTTAAGCATCCTCGGTGGTGACCCCATGGAAGAGTACAATCGACGCGATGTGGGGCTTGTATGCGCCTCTGCGAAGGCGTTGCACCCCGACAAGAGTATTTGGCTTTGGACTGGTCGTAAGTTCGACGAGATCAAATACCACAGTCATATCTTGGATTACATAGATGTGCTCATCTGTAATCCGTTTATCGAACATCTTAAATGTAAAGGAAAATACTATGGAAGCTCAAACCAAAGAGCTTATCGGAAATCTCCAGACGGAACTTGGAATTTGGTTCAAGAGGACTCACCAGAATGTTCCTGTTAAGGGGCATCTGAAACAGCTGTATCTTACGTGTATCATTGAGGAGTTCAATGAGCTCATTCAAGAGAAGTGCGGTACTCCTAACGACATGAAGGAACTCTGTGATCTTATCTGGGTGTGCGTGCAGTACGCCAATGCTTGTGGCTATGATCTTGAAGCAGGCATGAATGAACTGCTTAAGGAGTATTCAAGTAAGTTCTATGATGCACATGGTAACTACAATCCTACCTTCCGATCGGATGGTAAACTCCTGAAGGGAGCAGGTTTCAAGAAGGCAGATTTCAACAAGTTCTTCGAGGATAAGCATGAAGATCAGTGATATCTCTGTTGAGTACATGGATCACATGGGCAGTGATTGCACTGTTGTGAATGCCGCTCGTGTCTCCTTTAACAAGGAGATCAATGTTATGAGCTTCAATGATATGAAGCTCCTGCAGTACCTTGCCAAGCACAGGCACTGGTCCCCGTTTGCTCACACGAGCATTCAGTTCAGGTGCAAGGCGCCTATCTTCCTTGCTCGACAGCTTGTTAAGCACCAAGTCGGTGGTGTGTGGAACGAAGTGTCTCGTCGATACGTAGACTCTGCACCTGAGTTCTACATCCCGAAGGTCGTGCATAATTATCCTCAGAATGCTAAACAGGGTTGTGGTGAAGAACACTTCTTCTCTGAGTATTTCGTAGGCGAAATTCTCGCAGTGACGAAAGACGCAGATTCTGAATACAATCGGCTCATTGCAGAAGGTATTGCTCCTGAAGAAGCTCGTATGGTTCTTCCTCTGAACACCATGACCGAATGGATTTGGACTGGGTCTCTGATGTTCTGGTACCGAGTGTGGAGTCTGAGGCATGATCCTCATGCGCAGTCTGCTGCACGAGAGTTCGCTGATCTTCTGTATAAGGCTATCCCTGATGACTTTCAGGTAAGCATGCAGAGTTTGGTTGATTATTATGGAGATGCGTGATGCGTAAGAAGATTCATAAGTTCCCTAGTAAAGTTCTTAAGCAATTGCTCTACAAAGATACGGTTATTGCTGATGGGTACTACCTGCAGTACATTATGAATGAGAAGGTTGATGATGAAGCCTCTGGAGAGAAGCGCTGGTATTACCTGTTCAAAGATGTGCAAGAAGACAAGTTCTACCTTGCAACGTATTTTGAACACGATAATCTCTCTGGGTTCTTCCCCTTTGATGGGGAGGGCATGATTGAATGTCGTAATGTAAGTATTATTGGTGTTTTAAAGGGTTGACTATGCTTTATAAAGATGTGCCTTATGAAGGCGAAGAAGATTACTACGGCGATGAGCCGTATGACGAGGTGTATGATGAGGCATACAGTAATGATCCGTACATCACCTCTGATGAGCTCAAGAAGAGCCTGAATGCGTATTCTAAGACTGCAAAGTCTTTCGATCTTCTGGACATTGCTCCTGCGATCCCGTTTGTCCTCGGTAACATCATCAAGTACACGCTTAGGGCACCGTACAAGGGTCAGAAGGAATCCGATATGGCTAAGGCCAAGGACTACTACTTTACCATGGTTGACAACTACGAGGTTTACACGGCGTGTCAGATTTGGTATAATAAACATCTTGATGCCGTGCGTCTGATCCGAAAGCTCTATGGTGACGAGCTGTTTGCTGACGTTGATTCTGCAGACTGTACCCTGAGTGTTTTCTGTGACCATGTGCTAGCGCTTTAATCTTAAAAACATAAGGAGAACTGATGACGGAATGTCCTGATTATACCGATGAAGAACTTGAGAAAGAAGCTCAATACGAACGTAGGTTCTACCAAGAAGGCTTGGCTAAAGCGTACCAACAGATGAAGGAGGCCGTCGATAACGGCAGGCTTCCTGATGTAGGTGCCGGTAAGAAGATCATCAATAGGTCTTTTGCTACGTTGGTTGAGGATCTTACGGAAGCAGCTAAGCCCTGTCGAGGAGTGGGCGCAAAGTACAGCGCTCATATCCGTAAGCTAGGGATTGAAGCATCCATGATGATTGGTTTGAGAATCATCCTTTCCAACGGCAGTTCTCCTGAACCGAGACACAGAACTGTTCAGTGTATCTTGGGACGTATTGGTATGGCTATTGAGACGGAATTGCTCGCTCGTAAATTCGAGGAGATCAACCCGTACTACAATGCTCGTATCGCTTCTCAGGTTAAAGAGCAGTGCGTACATGACGTGCGTACCATCAGAGCCAAGTACCTCACTGGTTATAAGGATCTTAGTATTAACTACGAACCTTGGACTGAGCAAGAGAGGCTGGGTACTGCAAAGGTAGTGATGCAAACTATCTGGAAGGCAGGTCTCTTCACAATCACAAATGGTAGTCGTCGTGCTCCTTCTCTGGTTGAACTCTCTGATGAAGTAAAGATGTTCATCCAGAACAACTACGACCACATTCATCCAGTTATACAGTTCCCTGTGATGCTCATCAAGCCCCTTCCGTGGAGGGGGATGTACAATGGTGGGTACATTATCCCTGAGCTGAGGAATCACTGCCCGATGATGAAACTCCATGCCATGCCTAGGGATCTCCGCAAATGGGTAACAGAGCGCATAGGAGGCGTCGAGGACGCTCAGGTAAGGGAAGGTATGACCAAGGCGCAGGAAGTCCCGTATCGCGTTAATACGCGCGTCCTAGAGGTTGCTAGGAAGGCGTTCGCCTCTCCCAAGGGGTTGCTTGGGCTTCCTCCGCATGGTCCACAGCCTCAGCCCCCGTTCCCTTTCCCTGAAGGATGGAATAAGGACTCCGCTACAAAGGATGAGCTTGAGTTGTTCACGAAGTGGAAGCTCGAAATGAAGAGTTGGTACACGTATGAGAACACTCGACTGGGCAAGAAGAGCGGATTGAATGGTAGGCTCAGGTACCTGAATGAACTCAAGGATGAGCCGAGGTGGTACTGTCCTGCGTTCATTGATTGGCGTGGTAGGGTGTACTTCAGAAGCACGATCAATCCCCAAAGTGCTGACGTAATTAAGGGATGTATTGATTTTGCAGAGGGTAAAGAGTTAGGTGCAGAAGGACTGTACTGGCTGAAGGTTCATGTAGCCAACTGCTGTGGGTACGACAAGAAGAACTTTGATCTAAGAGTTCAATGGGTAGACGAACACTGGAACGAGATCAAGGCTTTTCTTGATGATCCCCTGAACATTGATCCTCCTGAGAAGGACACTGCGTTTACACTTCTTCAAGCAGGATGGGATCTTGAAGAGGCTCTGTCTCTGCCTGATCCTACCAAGCATATCTCCCATACCCCAGTGGCTATGGATGCTACGTGTAGCGGCCTACAGCACTACAGTGCTATGCTGAGAGACGAGGTTGGTGGGTATTACACGAACCTCGTCAAGAGTGATTCTGATGAGAAGCACGACATCTACAAGGCTGTAGCAGATAAGGCTATGGAGTTCCTTCCTGAAGTTACCGATGATGCGTTCATCATCAAGTGGTGGAAGGACAGGGGGATTCCTAGGTCTATGGCTAAGCGTCCTGTGATGACATACGTGTACAGTGCTACGCTTAGAAGCTGTATTGATTACGTAACGGAGGAGCTAGTCGAGGAAGGTGTTGAGATTCCAAGCGGTTACAGCTACATCAGTCTTAGCACTCCTATTGGCAAGGCTCTTAGAAAAGCTGTTGAAGCTACTGTTCCTAAAGCTAAAGAAGGTATGGATGCTCTTAAGGCGCTAGTTAAGTCCCAAGACGATGCGATTAGATGGATAACTCCAGTAGGTGTTCCTGTTGTTAACTACAAGGACAGCTACCATATGAAGTTAGTGCGTCTTAGCTGTATGGGTTTGACGAATATCTCTTATGGCTTTAGTGGCGCAGAGTACAATCGTATGAAAGCTATCAACGGTATTAGTCCGAACTTCATTCACTCGATGGATAGTTCACATTTGATTAAGGTGGTTAATGCTTTTAACGGTCGTATCCTTTGTATCCATGATAGCTTTGGCACTCACGCTTGTGATGTACCTGTTCTTCGAACTGAACTGCTCAGACAATTTGTGGATCTGTACGCACATTACGATGCCAAGGACCATTTCGTATTGTCTGCAGAGAATCGAACAGAGGTACAACTCCCTCCTTATGGGACATTGTCTCTAGAGGATGTACTGGAATCGGAATTCGCATTCTGCTAAGTTCGCATTCTGCTAAGTTCGCATTCTGCTAAGTTCGCATTCTGCTAGTATCATAATGTTACTATGTAGGGTCTAATAAAGAACTTTTATAGTACGTATAGGTGTAATATACTAATGTACATACTATGTACTCTAGTACATTCATATATTACGTACTATATTAGTTCTTTATATAATACACTCTAGTATACTATAGTATACTATATCCTCGTTTGCTACAAGGTTATGAGATGAGTAATAATAAAACTACTGTTAAAACTCTACAAACTACTACTGTTGGTAAAGTAGTATGGCTACCTCTACACGTTAAAGAACTCGATAAAGTTTTTCCTGAAGACACTAGTAATGACAAGTACGGTGTGATGTGCTATCGTAATGGACAACGCTCAGTCATTAAGTACATCGAGCAACAGGTAAAGAAGATGCTCAAGGAGGATACTAATGGTATCCCTCGATGAGTATCACTATGAGGTACCAAACATCAATATCTTGCGTAATGTGATTGAAGCACACGCTGAAGACTACCCGATGTACCAAGGTGACAAGGTACCTTGGAGTCAGTGGTTGACTCTATCTGCTGTATGTGCTTCTAATTATGTTCTTGTGGGTACTGATGATGAAGGTAAGCAAGCGTTTGCGATCTTTGACATAGGCTATGATCCTCATGTTGTTGGTTCTGTCTTGACTATGCAGATGACTGTAAGCAACAGTCCTAAAGCTATGTCTGCGATTACAAAGCGCTTGCTAAGAATTGCGTACAACTGCGGTTGCTCGTACATCTGGATGACTAGAAGGACAGGTGCGTACAGCTACTCAGGTACGTTTCATAAACTTAGGAGAAAACCCTAATGGGGATTTTCAAAGATTTGATTACCTTTGGTGGATACAGTAGCTCCAAGGCTACTGCGAAGGCGGCTCAGGAGCAGGCTAGACAGCAGGAAGAGCTGTATAACCAACAGCTCAAGGAGCAGCAGGAAGCCGCTATCCTCAAGGGTGACGAAATGGCAGAAGCCGTTGCTACTATCAACACTGGTGGCGGTGGTTCTTATGCGGATGATCCGTTCGCTAAGAGAAAGAAGCGTTTTAATTTCGGATCCAGTGATTCGTTGGGGATTATGTAATGGGAGCAGTTAAGAAGTGGTTTGGCAGTGGCGGTGATAATGGTGCCGCTGAAGCTGAACGTCGTATGCGTGAGCAGCAGGAACGCGATCGTATCGAGCGAGAGAACAGGCTTATGCTTGAGGGCTCTGCTGGTGCGGATACTGCTGAGTCGTCTGGTAATGTGCAGACGGGCTATGCTATCTACGAAGGTGGTGGTGTTCGTCGTAAGAAGCGAGTCGGTAATAATGTCAGTGCTTCCCTTGGCATTGATTAACGACGGTTGGAATGGTAGTTAATGGTTGACAAGACGCATCAAACCCTGTTTGAGGAGTACAGGGATTTAAGACTCCTCAATAAGTTCGAACAGTACAGTAAGTGGACTGTAGCTTCTGTGTTCCCTCACAGTATGAAGATTGACGATCTTCAGGGTAATGATGTGATTGAACGTGACTTCCAGTCCATGGGTGCTGTGTTGGTTAATAATCTCACGGCTAAGCTGTGCAAGCTCCTGTTCCCTGTTGGGCTTTCTTTCTTTAAGCTCAAGGATACGAAGGAGCTTAAACAGTTCTTGGGTTCTCTTGGTGAAAGGAAGAGAACTCTTACCGAGATCGAGAACACATGCTCGGAACGTATTCTGATGAATGCAGGATACGCACAGTTGCATCAGTTGATTAAGACTCTGATTGTAACTGGTAATGCTCTAGTTGTACGCAAGGAGAACAAGCTCGTTGTGTACACTCCGAGAAACTACAGTCTCTTGAGAGACGCGGACGGTACTGTGCTTGACATGGTACTGTGTGAACAGATTAGCTATGATAGAGTTCCAGTCGACATTAAAGCATTTATCAATGCTGAGGGTAAAGAACCCAGAGACACTGTCGATATGTATACACGAGTCAGAAGGATTGAAAATGGAAGATACAAAGTCAGTCAACAGATCGAAGGACACCAAGTTGGAGACGAAATCATCTTCGCTAGGAACCTTTGTCCTTACATTCCTGTTGCTTGGAGTATTGTTAATGGCGATTCTTACGGACACGGACTCGTCGAAGACCTCGCAGGAGACTTCGCCAAGCTATCATGTCTCTCCGAAGCCCTCGCCAAATACGAGATCGACGCATGTAGAGTAGTGAACCTCGTCAAGAGTGGTAGTGGTGGCGACATCGACGCTCTTGCTGAAGCTGAGATTGGCGAATGGGTTCAGGCTGATCCTGATGCAGTCGGTAAGACTGACGCAGGCGATGCGAACATGATTCAGAATCTTCTTGTGGATCTTGAACAGATTATCGGCAGACTCAGTATTGCGTTTATGTACACGAGTAATGTTCGTGATGCAGAGAGGGTTAACGCTATAGCTCTCTATAAACTACTTTAATTCGGTGAAACTCTCGAAAGAGACAACACCGAGCAAACTACGATTTTTAACTATGTACAGAAAAATCCGATTGAACATTCCTAATCTTAGGGATGAATACACGATTGACACCGACGGTGTTGTCGTTAATGTTACACGAAACAAAACTCTTGCTGGTACTAGCATCAGCAAGAACAACAGATACGTCAAGATTCATCTTGACAAGTTCTACGCATTGCATAGACTAGTTGCTATGCACTTCGTACCTAACCCAAATGGTTATACCGAGATCAATCATATTGATGGTAATCGCTATAACAACTCTGCCAGTAATCTAGAGTGGGTTTCTCATAAAGAGAATATGCTCCATGCGTATAAGACTAAACTTAAGTCTAACCGTGGCGAACTTAATCCCTTTAGAAAGCTCACGGCGGATGAGGCTAGAAAAATTTGGGCTATGCGGGATCTTCCTCTGACGGCTCGACAGATTCGAGACAGACTCAAACTCGATGTGTCTGTAGCGGCTGTGAAGGCAGTGCGCCAGGGCAAGAACTGGACTAGTGTAACTCAATCGCAGTGTGTGTAACGACTATCCCGAAAGGGAGTAGGGGCAAGTGCCTCGAAATAAGTAGATCCTAATTGCAGGATAAGAGATAGTCTATTCTTATAGGTGACTATAAGAGAGGAAGTAACGATTCCTCGTAATACAAAAGAACGGCTGAAGAGATCAGACAGAAGGTTGCTGAAGCAGACCAAGCACTGGGTGGTGTTTACTCCCAGTTGTCTGAAGCTCTGCACAAGCCCATTGCGTATCTGCTCTTGGCAGAAGAAGACATTAAGATCGAAGCCGCTATCAAGGCGAACAAGATCAAATTCGAGATCCTTACAGGTACTGCGGCTCTTGGTAGAGGGAATGACACTGAAAGACTTCTGAATAGTATTCAGGTTCTCGGTGTTATCATCCCTGCGATGTCACAGCTCAGTAAGAGATTCAACACCGAAGGCGTCATCGACATGATTCTGACGAACAACGGTGTTACGCTCGATAAGGTTATGAAGTCTGACGAACAACTTGAGCAGGAAGCTCAGGAAGCTCAGGCTCAAATGCAGGCAATGCAACAACAGGCTACTGCCCTTGACGCCTCTCAGGCGGCAGGTGGTATGCTTCAAGGTTTTTAAGGAAATTAAATGACAGACCCTATGAATCAGAATCCGAATCCTGAATCTCAGGCGGCAGGTACTCCTGACACCCCTCAGAACGCCCCTAATAGCGCGCCTACGGCGCCGACGACGCCTCCGAGTATGTACACTCCAACGAGGGCTACGGACGCGTCTACGTCTCAGGATACGCGTCCTACGTCGGACGCAGACTGGGGTGACCTCTCTTCTGGTGACGCAGTCCTTGACGGTGCCATCAAGGCGTTTACTGCCTCTGCAGGTATGAGTCCGCAGGACTTCATGCAGATTGTCGGTAATGCTGTGGACTACAACGATCCTGAACTGATTGACAAGACGTTGCTTAGTTCCAAGTACGCAGGTACCGAGGGAACGATTAAGGAGTTGGTTAATGCTCTGATCGCACAGGCTAACACTGCGGACAACATGATTCGCAATACTGCGTATCAGATTGCAGGTGGTAAGGAATCGTGGGATCAGGCAGTTGCTATCTTCAACGCCAACGCTCCTGCGTATCTCAAGGAGACGGTGAAGACGATGGTTGACAATGGTAAGATTAAGGAAGGTGCACAGATGCTCATGAACAGCGTTGGCTCTTATGGGCAGGGTGCATCGTCCATGCCTCAGATGGGTGGCGGTATGTCGCCCGCTAAGGGTTTGAGCTTTGACGAGTTGAAGGAAGAACTCGGAAAGCTCGTTAAGGAAGCAGGTGGTGCTTCCCTCGAATCTGGTACGTATGGAAGACGTTACCAAGATCTTATGAGACGCCGTGCTATCGGTAGACAGCAGGGTATCTAATTAAACAGGGAGCCAAGTGTTCCCTTATTTTTTTTTAACTAAAAAAGGAAACTAAAGAATGGCTAATACTCAGTGGCAGCCCTATTATTCCCGCAATCATTGGGCGGGTCAGAACGCTACTACCGATGAACATCTTGAGATGTATCTCGGTGAGGTCGAATCCAGATTCGAGTACAATGCTGTGATGCGTGGCTTCACGAATGAACGTTCTGTTGCTAATGAAACGAATACATATCGCATTGACCGTATCGGTTCGTCCAAGGTCATGGGTCGTAAGGCAGGTGAAACCCTGACGGCTCAGCGAGTCACGAACGAGAAGATGATCCTCTCTGTGGATACGGTTCTGTACATTCGTGAAGTCTTTGACTGGCAGGACCAGTGGACGGCTCCTGATCGTCTGATGGAAATTGCTCGTAACAATGGCTATGAATTCGCTGAAATGTATGACAACGCTCATATCATTCAGCTCATCAAGGCTCGTAAGGTTACGGTGCCTGCACACCTCAAGCCGTCCATCAATGACGGTATTACGATGACGGGCGAGTTCAAGGCTGATGCTAAGACGCAGGCGGAACTCGAAGCTAATGCTATCGCCATTAACCTTGCTCATAAGAAGGGTGTGGATTACCTTATCAAGAACAAGGTCCCGCTTGCGGATATGGTGACGATTGTCAAGCCTGAGATCTACTCGGCTCTGCTTGAACATCCGAAGCTCGTGAATCTTCAGTACGATACTACGAATGGCGGTGACTACTCTGGTCGTCGTATGGTTCGTCTTAACGGTATCCCCGTTGTTGAAGTTCTTGAATGGCCGACTGATACGAATGCTCATCCGCTTGGTGATGCCTTCGAGTGCGATGCTGAAGACCTCCAGGCAGGCATGATTACGTTCTCTCGTTCGAAGACGCTTGTGACGGTCAAGGCCAAGGATTTCACGACGAACCTCTGGCAGGACAACGAGAACTTTGCTCAGGTGCTTGACTGCTACACGATGTACAACGTCGGTATCCGTCGTCCTGATGCCTGTGTTGTCTGTCTGTTTGAAGAGCCTGCGGGCGCTTAATCTAGGAGACCAGTATGCCGACTATCATTGACATGAAGGGTGTCTGGTCTGCTGCTAGGAATACTCAGGCCGAGATTCAGGAAGTGAACCGACCTGGGTATCAGGGTGCCCCGAAGGCTGCGGCTAAGCCTGCAGCCCGCAAGGCTCCTGCACAGCAGACTGCATCTAAGGCTGAATAATTCAGAGGGGAATCCTCTGACACTAGGGGATTCCCTATGGATTTGTTGGAAGCTGTAAATAATATTCTGCCTTACTTTGGTGAGGCTCCCGTAACTCGTGTGGACAATAAACATCCTGCGGTTACTTTGATTACGAGTACCATTGACACTGTTCGTAAGACCTTGTTGGCTGAGGGTTGGTGGTTCAATACAAGAGTGGTTACCTTGTATCCGTCTAGCGAAGGCGATATGCCTGCTCCAGAGAATGCTATTAGCATTGAATCCGCAGACGGTGAGAACTATGAACTTAGAGGTAGAGCCATCTTTGATTTGGATACTGGCTCCTTCTTGTTCAAAGATAAGATTGTTGTTAAAGTTCATGAGGATATTAAGTTCGAAGACCTTCCTAGAACTGTAGCTCAGTGGATTACCTGCAGAGCGGCTAGTAAGGCTTACGCCATGGACTTTGGCATTGAAGACGTATTGCAGGAGATGCAGTTGAGAGAACAGGAAGCATACAACAAGATGCTTGCTGAACATCTCAGGAAGAGAAAGTATTGCACGTGGAAGAGCCGTGCAGGGATTACGTATCTGGGATCCTTGTTGACCTAAGAGGTAGAGTATGATCGTTGAATTGGCGTATCCGTCTTTGTTGTATGGTGTCTCACAGCAGACGCCTAGAGAGCGACAGAACGGTCAACTCACTGAGCAAGTGAATATGCTGTCTGACCCTGTTACGGGTTTGAGACGCAGACCCGGACTTCTCAAGGCGTTAGAGTTAGAGTCTAATGGGGACATTGACTGGACTAAGGTGTGGTCTCAGTACATGGAAGTTGGTTCCTTGCAGATTAACCTTATCGTTTTTACGAACTCAGGTAAATGGCTTGCGTTAGACAAGCGAATGACGACCTTGTTGTCCAGTGGTCAGACGGATTACTTCAAGGCTAGCAAGGCAGGTTCCCTTAGAGCTACGAACAACACTAGTCTTGGTTGGGTTCTAAATACAGAACAGAAGCCAAAGCCTATTACGGGCGGTGCTGACTATCTCGATGAGACTAGTGGGTATCTCACTATTAAATCAGGTGCGTTCCTGAAGGAATACTCCTTTAGACTTGAAGGCAAGTACAAGGGTGTAGCGTTCTCTCATGAGATCTCGTACACCACTCCTGCAGGTACTGCTTCTGGTGATGCGGCTAAGAGTACGCCTGAAGGTGTAGCTAAGGAGATCTACGACAAGATCTATAGCTTCGCGGGTATCTACCCGACTAGAGAAGGTGCTAGTGTGTTCATCCGTCTTGGTAACGGTAAGAAGGACGGGGACTGGCTTGGTGTTGTGAACAAGTCAGGTACTACGTATGCTACGGCTAGCACTAGAGCCAAGGTACGCAATGTGTCTGAGCTCCCTGCTACGCTTCCTAGTATAGCTGATAATTGGATTTGTAAGGTAGGTACTAGCACTTCTGCTATGCAATACTACGAGTGGGATCATGCCACTCTCTCTTGGAACGAATGCGGTAAGAGAAGTTCTGTACAGAAGATTCAGAACATGCCTGTTCAGATCTCTCCTAATGAAGAAGGTACTGGCGTTACCATCAAGGCTGTAGACTTCGAGGGTAGAAAGGCAGGTGATGAGGAGAACAATCCTACTCCTGCTTATGTGTATGATGGTATCACGGGTATTGGTACGTTCATGGGTAGATTGGTACTCATGAGTGGTTCTAGAGTGTGTCTTAGTGCAAGTAGATATCCTACTAGGACTATGCGAAGTACCGTTACTGAGATTCTTGATGATGATCCTTTTGAAGTAGCTTCTGGTAGTATCAGTAGTGCTAGCTTTGAGCATAGCGTGCAGTTCAACAAAGACTTGATCTTGTTCGCTAGTACGCATCAGGCTGTGATTCCTACGGGTAATGTAGCCATTACGTCACAGAATGCTATGCTTGTGATTACGTCTGAAGAGAACGTAGACACGAATGCAAGACCTGCTGTGGTTGGTCAGACGTTGATGTACGCTAGTAAACCTAGCGGTGATTACTTCGGTGTCGGAGAACTTACTCCGTCGGCTTACACGTCTTCTGTGTACACCCCGCAGTCTCTTACGGATCACATCCCTAAGATGATGCAGGGATCCTGTAGGCACATTGTATGTGCCAGTAACAGTAACATCGTGTACTTCACGAGTGATAAAGATCCGTACACTGTCTATGTCTGCGAATACTTCTGGAATAATCAGGAACGTACTCTGATCTCTTTCCATGAATGGAAACTTCCAGGTAGAGTCTGTGCTATGCACTATACTGGAGATAAAGTATGTGTAGTGCTTGATGCTGCTGAAGATGGTAACAACTGTCTGATTTGTAGTATTGATACGAAGACTGCGCAGTACCTCACGCAGGATACTGTGGTGTTCCTCGACTGTGCTCAGGATGTGCCCGTAAACGTGTCTAGAACGTCTCAGAAGACGACGAAGACTATCGAGCTACCTCCGCACCTTCAAGGCACTAAGAACCACGAGAAGCTCGTTCTTGCGTCTCTTACGGCGGGTCTGGTGGGTGAGCCTATCGGTATCTCGTCGATTAACGGAAACACCGTTACGATTGACAGTTCGTACAAGACTGACAAGATCATGGTTGGTTGGTGCTACGAGAGTGCCGTTACTCCGAACTCTCCTGTCGTGTACAGCACTAGCTACACAGGAAACAGGCGCATGATCTCTGATACAAAGGATACGCTCCAGAGTGCACTGATTACTGTTCAGAGGAGTGGTAACTTCTACGTTACCATCAGTGATGTGAATACTTCACAAGAGAAGTACAACCGTACTGGTCTTACTTGGAGTGCCAGAGAATTGGACCTTGGTAAGAACAAGATCAGTAAGATTGGTGACATCCTTGTTCCCTGCAGATTGAATGCTCATACAGCAGAGATCAGACTTAGCACTTCAGGTACTAAAGAGATGAATGTTCTGTCATTGGTTTACAACATCAGACTTCATCAGAATAGAAATAGAAAGCAGTACTAACATATGGCGTATAGAAATAACAATTACACTGTAACCTTTAATAGTCCCCTGAACACTACGCATAAAATGACTGCTCAGGGGATGTCTCAGGGCTTCCAGATGGGGGGTCCATGGGGTATGCTTATCGGTGCCATTGCAGGTACCGTTACTGGTGGTCTCGTTGGGAGGTTACAGACTAAAGAGGCATGGAAGACCTTTCAATCGCAGTTGAAAGCGGCGGATGCTCAGAACAAGAGCACGCTTCAAGAGCTTGGTAGAAACCTCTCTGAGATCTCAAGACAGCGAGCAGTCCTTGCTATGGAGACTCAGAGTGCCTTAATGTACAACAAGACTCAGGCTGTGAAGGCTAATGCTGAGGCTAGGAATACACTAGCAGCAGCTGATCAGGTCGGTAGTGCAGTGGCGTATGCTAAGAGTCAAGTCGCTCTTGAAGCATCTCAACAGGATTGGATGTCTAGGTTCAACTATGAAACCCAGCAGTGGAATATGAATGCTCAGGCTCAGAATCTCATCAATACTGCGGATGCTCAGTTCGTTGGGGTTAATGTCAACGGTCCGAAGTTCAATGCCGCAGAGGCATTGCAGGATTTGTTTAGCGCAGGGACCAGTATTGCGCAATCCTATGCCTCCAAGGGCGGTGGTGGGTCTTCTTCAGGTAGTAAGTCCAGCGGAAAGCTCTCTATCTCGAAGGGGGATATGACTAGCAAGATGACTAATGAATCTTGGGCAAAGGGCATGGAGTACATGGGGAAGAATGGGTTTATGATTAAGAATCCTGACGGTACTGTGGACTTCTTCAAAAACTACAGCAAGAAATCCTCCGTATTAGGACTTTAATATGATTGAACAGAAATTTGCAGGTGCAAGTGGTGCCTCGTTTGTTAATCCTTATCATGGGACGAGCGATCAACTGTACACGCCTACGGATTACAGCGAAGTAGCTCAGAACTTGGGAAAGCTCTTTAGCACTACGTATAAGCAAATCCAAGACAATGCCTTTAGACAGGGGCAGATTGATCAGTTGGCTAACGCTGTGGATACTGATCGTTGGCTCGGTAAGGATCAGTATCTCAAGGGAGCCAAGTACGCAAAGGCTCAGATTGATCTACAGAATGTCGTTGGTAAAGCACAAGACATTGTGAACACAGCCATTGCTAATGGCAAGGGTAGTGAAGAGATGCTGGAAGAGATCAGGAAATCTCAAGAAGGTCTCTTTAATGTTGCTACTGAGCTTAGGGATACGAATCCTTCTGCGGCTGATAATCTGATTAACCAACTTAAGAATGTTCAGGGTGCGGCTGTAAAGAACCATGCTGAGCAGATGGTTGCTAAGACTAATGAGTACCGTATGAACGGTGACTACATGAGCGTTAATTCGTTTCTTAGTAACTCTGCTGAGTCTGCTAGGCTTAGCAATCAGGGGTTTATCCTTGATGAAGAAGCTACGTACAAGGGTCTGAAAGCCCAGATCAATGCTCTTGACACCAATGCTACGGTCATGGGAGTTGACAAACTCCAGTATCGTAGTCAGATTCTTGGTGGGTCTTTCCAGAACATGCTCACTAATGCCAAGATGGATTCTCCAGAGGCTGTGGGTCTTGTGAACAGTATGACTCGTACCATGGATAGACTCGTCAAGGATGGGTACATTGATCCTAAGACGAGTCTTGGCATCAAGGTGTTTGCCGAGAATAAGCTCGGGGAGGCTAGACAATACTACATTGCTCAGGCTAGTATTGTAGCTAATAATCCTGAAATGGTGTACACTCCTGAACTGGAACAGCAGTTCAGTGGTATGCTTACCACCATGAAGGCTATGGGTGTTGAACCTATGACGCTTGCCAGTCTCCTGAACGGCTTTAGTACAAAGAAGGCTCAGTTCTTGAAGGCTGAGGGTAACGCCAATGCTTCTGGTATGGCACCCCTTGCAGGAAGTCCTGGTAGCGAGACTTGGCGTAAGAACCTCGCTAAAAAAGTGGATGCCCAACATAAAGCTCTTGCAGCACAGACGGGCATTCCTGTCAGTCAGCAAGAGGTTGCAAAAGACATCATCATCCAGATGTGTCAGTTCACTGACTTCAAGGGTAGTCATAAATACATTGAAGGCCTTGCAACGACGCTTACCAATGGTATGAGTGCCTATGGTGACTACTTCAGAGACGACGTAGCCCACACTGCTATGGTGCTCAGTCAACTCATTAACTCTAATGATCCCAGCATTAGAATGACTGTTAGGGATCATCTTGGTCCGAAACTCAGTATCTTCTTGGATCAACAGCTTATCCCTGCAATTCAAGCGGCTAGTGCCTCTGCTGGTGATAAGAAGCCCGAAGTCATCAATGAGATTAACAGCAATCTCCATGAGGCTTGGAGTAATCTCAACAGCGGTAGTACGTACAAGCTCGGTGATAGCATTACCGAGGACACTAAGATCGCTAATTGGTTGGGTGAAGGTCTAGCTAATAAGTACACGTTCTTTGGCTATGGCTTTGGTGGTCTTGGCTTCAATGAGGGACTTGCTCAGGTGCTTGCTCCTACCATGAAGGCTTATACGCCTAACATCACTTCTATGCTTCAGAGTGCAGGTACTACGCTTATGGAAGGTAAGGAGCTTGAGACGCTTCAGGCTGTCGGTGTTGTACAGTCTCTGAATGACGGCTACACGATGATCTCCCCCAATGGTAATGCGCCCATCTTTGCTATTCTTGGCAGTGATGGTAATACCACTAGAGAGTTCATTCCTGAAGTTCTTCAGAGTACCCTTACTGAGCTTGCCAAGAGGCAGAACATTGGTCTTGGTGATGTTACTAGTACGTTCGGTAATAGTGACGTTGCGCTGTTCCTGAATCCTGATACTGGTGGACTTGAACAGGTGTTTGAGCCTGCTGATTCTGGTATGCCTGCTAGACACAGGTACACCAACAGAGAAGTGCTCGATCTCTACGATAAGCTCAAAGACGATTATGTTGCTCAGAAGCAGGAGGCCGCTAGTTCTAAGATCGTGTCTGCTGAGGATCTCAGATCTAGGATTACGGAGTTCGAGGATAGTGACTTCTTGGATCCTGAAAGTGTAGAGAACATCAAATCCAGTGGTAACATCATGGATGTTGGCAAGGGTGAGTTCGTGTTCGTTACTGATCCCGATAAACTTCAGAGTCAGTACAAAGAGGTTAGTAATAACTTTGTGAATATCGGTGAGGCTCTTAAGACTGCATGGTATGCTTCCAGAGAGAGCATCGGTGAATCTTATGATAGTCTCGATATTGACGCTCTTGCTAAGGGCGCAGAGGATAAGTTCGTTGGTGCTTCCAAGACTATTCAGTCTATTGGTGCAGACATCAAGAACTCTGACATCCCTGCTGAGGTTAAGCAGAAAGCTACTGATATTTGGGATTGGATTACTAATCCTGAAAACACAGCTCAAGTGCAAGACTTGCTCGCTGAGGCTAATGAGAACACTGTCGATGCCATTAAGCTCGTGATGAGCAAGGCAGGTGATTATCTCAAGGAGAAGTTCAAAGCTCCTGAGTTGAACCTTGCTATGGATGCGTACAACGCTCTTCAGGGTGCTGAGGATGGTTTGTCGTTCATTGGTCAGCATATCTTGAACAGAGTGCGTCATGGGTTCTATGGTCCCAATGGCAAATACTATCCGCCTCTGAGCCAGAGGGATGCTGATGTCATTGAGAGATTCATGGCTAATCCAGAGGGTGTAGGTCCTCTGTATGCCAATACCCTTGGCAATATCTACCGTAGATATGCTGTGGATGCTATTGGCTTATTCGAGAATTTGATGGATATTTCGTATAAGAACGTTACACCTGTTAAGGTGAGTAATGGTAAGAACGGCTTTGAAACGTTCTATACCACGGGTGCTATGTCTGGTTCTGTCTTTGGGCAGGCTCTTGGCAATATCGTTATGTCCGAGCTTGCCAAGGAAGAGGGTATGCTACTGAATTGGACTGCTACTAATCCGAAGGTTACTAAAGACCCTGTGATCGGTATTGGTTACAAGAGGGGTTACCCTGCTTGGGATAAGCGCTTTGAAGCCGCTGAGGGTGATGCTATCGCGCTTAGTAGAGTTACGTGTGAGTTCGCTACTTGGTACTTCAACAACATTCCGACCAAGTTCTCTAAGGCTACGGGTACGGATTGGGAAAGGGCTACGACTAATCCTATGCTGTTGCCTGTGATCGTTGCGACTACCGACTACTCTTGGCACGCAGGACGCAATGCCAATGGGTACTACGAAGCTCTTGAGCTTGTGAAGCAGAATAAACTTGATGCGGCTATTGATCGACTCAAGGCGTCTGCCCCGTACAAGCAGAGTGGTTTCGGTAGAAAGATGAAACTTGAACATGGTCTCAGGGCGTACTACAAGTATTGGCACGAGACTGAACACTAAATAAGGATAAAGGATGTTCCCACAAAAATACTCAACGGCAGTCCCCGATATTGACTTCGGAGTGGGGACTCCTGAATCTACTGAGGAATGGCAGGGCGTTACGTCCTCGTATTCCCCCGCTAATTACTCCAAGCCTGAACATAGCATTGATATGTGGCAGGCTTTCAAATACTCGTGGTTGTATGACAGCATGAGTACCGCTCTGTACAATAGAGCAACTAAACCTAATCGTCTTGATCAGGCATACGTAGACAGTGGTGCTAACAACAAGTTCATGGAAGAGATGAAGACTACCTACGGTAGCAAGCTCAACGAAGCCATGCTTGATGAGATCAAGAACACTAGATCCAAGGAAGACGAGGACCATACTAGAGCTACTATTCAACATAAGCTCTTGTCTGAAAAGGCATGGAAGGATCATCCTGTCATAGCCTTGGGTGCGCAGTTCGTAGCTCCTGAAAACATTCCTATATTTTTTGTAAATACGGGAGCTCTTGCTACAAAGCTCGGCGGTAATGCTATTAAGTTCGCTAAATGGGTTGAGAAGGGCATGACTCCTGCGGCTAGGAATGCTCTGTACTGGGGTGGTGCAGGTGCCGCTCAGGCTATCCCCGGAGTTGCTTGGAACTATGATAATCCGAATGCAATCCTCCTCTCCGCTAGCATCGGCGGTCTCCTTGGTGTTGGTATGTCTGCAGGCATGTCCGCTAATAAGGTCTTTGCAGATGCCCCTAGACGCGCATACAAGGCTTCTACGGGGTCCACGACCCCTCTCAAGGGGGTACCTACTAGAAAGGCTTACGGAGGCTCTCTATCGCTCTCTGATGACCTCAGAGTGGCATCTGATGGGGATAGGCTCGATGAACAACTCCTTGGTGCTGCGCAGTTCGGACATGCAGCAGACAGTGGTTCTGCGGCGGCTATGCAGGATGCCCTGCAGGCTGAGCTGAGCATTAAGCTCAAGAAGTTTGAAGACCTTTGTATTGAGAAGGGTCTTGCTAATGATGGCTTCTTTGAGCATCTTAAGCAGGCTCTCGGCTTTGAGTCTGCCAATACTAGAATTCCTCTTAGAGATAGAGAGCAGGCACAGGCTGAAGCTATTGCGTTCCTAGGCAATACCTATCACTATAATAGGGCTGTAGCTGAACGTAAGATGCACATTGAAGCTCTCACTGAGAAGATCAGTAATCTCAAGCAGGAGTTGAAGATCAATGAGACCACCGTAACTGATGGTAGTCCTGTATCCCTTCGTGATGAATACAATCGTTTGCTTGATGCAAAGTACAAAGCCGAGATGGATGCCTATAACAAGGCTGTAGCCGATGCTAAGAACACTGGTGCAGATACCAGTAAGCTCGCTAAGCCTGAGCCTCCAGAGAGATACTCTCTCACGCTTGGTGCTGTCAAAGTCATGGAGAAGCCTAACATTGACTCCCTTAGCCCTACCGCTAGGAAATGGGTAGAGGCTTACAGAGAATCTGGGCTTGCTACTGAGTTGGGTAATACGGTTAATCGTCTCGGTAAGGATATCAGAGAAGTTGCCGTTGACGAAAACTACTTCCATACTAGGTTCTCTCTTGATAGAATTGATGAAGTAGCCAACAATCTCCGAGAAGAAGAGTACCGTAGAGCTATTACTATGGCGGAAGCTCTTGAGCAGAGTAGCCCCAAGAGATTGAAGTACATTCAGAATCAGGAAGCTAAGCTCAAAAACAAGATCACAAGGCTTGAACAGATTAGAGCTAATGTAGGTAATAATCATCCTGTTGTTGAGACGATGGAAGCTGAAATTGAACAGCTCCGAAAGGACATCGAAGTCCTTGTAGCTGAATTCCAGAGACGAGATGAGTTCGTTACTAATGTTCGAACCAAGTGGGCAGATTCGTCTAACGGTCATTGGATGCAGAGGGGTTATAGACGTGTCTTCACTATGCTCGGTGAGCAGATGGCTGCTGACATCAAAGCTCTTACTAAGGAAGAAGTAGACGCTACTAAGATCGGTGCATTCCTGATGTCCAAGTATATCACTAAGATTGGTCATGACGATCTCAAGCAAGCTATTAGATCTACAGGTATTGAGAACGAACAGAGACTCGCTGAACTCATCCTTGAGGTCGGTGGGGATTTGGACATTCCAAGAGAGGCGCTTGAGGCTTTGAATCTCAAGGCTCTTGTTGCTCAAGCTACGGAACTTCAGACTGTCAGCAATGCCAAGATCATTGGTGAGGCTAGTGCGTTCAAACAGCGTTACATGTGGGATTATAGTACGCCCAGTAAGAGTACGGGCATTCCTCTAAAAGCTCTTCTCGGCGGTGACTTCATGAACACCGTGAATAGAAACATTCAGGAAGAAACTGGACGTATTGCTCTTAGTCATGTTCATATGAAGGACAATACTGGTGAGACGTTCTACCTCAACAATGGTTTGAATATCAGTAGAGCACAGGACATCATCAGAGACAGACTCAAGAATCAGGGTTATTCTGATCGCGCAGCAGAAGAAGTTGCTACTCAGACCTTCGATGCTTTGTTGGGTAGAGCTACTGGTGAAACCCTCGGTCCTGTCATGCAGGTACTTACGCAGGTGGCTATGGCTTCACAGCTCAAGAACTCTGGTATTTATCAGGCAGTGGAGGCTATTGCCAATACTGCTCATGAGTACGGCGTACGCATGTGTGTAAAGCATATGATTCCCGCTTTGAAGATGGGTCTTGGTACGTCTAAGGTTACCAAACTGGATGGTAAGAAACTTGCCAATATCCTTGCTAAGATGGGTGCCATGGACTCTCGTATTCGTCCTGACGTTGCTGTGTTGCCCGACGACATGTCGGATGTCACTAAGAGTGCTGTTGGTAGAGGTATCATGAACTGTGCGCAGTATCAACGATGGGTTAACCTGCAGGCTCCTATTCAACAGTGGCAGACTAATATGTGTGCAGGTATTGTTGACGAGCTTTTGGAAGATGCTCTTAAAGCTAAGGATATCTCTAAACTTGGTGAACTAGCTGAGAGCTACTCCAAAGAGGAGTGGAAAGTCATGCTCAGTCAGTACGAAAAGCATGGTATGAACGTCAATGATTGGGACTATGAGATTGCGCATACGGTTCTTAAGAACAGCTTCTCCGCTATCAGCATGGTAGCTCTTAGGGCAAGACGAGGCGATAGGCCTCGCTTCTTGAATACTGCTTGGGGTAAGGTATGCTTTGCATACCAGTCCTTTGCATGGAAGGCAAACAACGCGCTTACTCGTAGATACGCCAATACTAGAGGTATCGGTAGTGCCGCAGGACTTGTCGTTAGACAGCTTCCGTTGTCTGTCCTAGCCGCTATCAGTATTCAGGCTATGGACGGTAAGGATCCCTTCAAGGATCCTGCTGCTCTTGTTGGTAAGGCAGTGAATGCTACGTCTGGGCTTGGCCTTATGACATATGTTGGTTCCTTCGCTAGTCAGGACATTGGTGGTACGGCTCCTGCATTGGGCTTCTTGAACACTACTAAGAGAGACCTCATCAACACCGCTACTGGTGATCCTATTGGGTTGGCACAGCACTTCCCGCTAATCAGTGCGTTCTTACCGTTTAGAATTGGTATTGGCGCTATTAAAGGTATTTCAGAATAATCATGGGTACTATATCCTCTGAATCTCCGAAGGTGCAGTACTCTGTTCAGAGAGAGCAATCTGACGGTTCCTTGAACCGAATCTCTGTCAGAGTACCGTACTTCAGTAAAGACGACATTCATGTGTACGTGGATGACGTTGAGATCAATTCTTCTGCTACTGAGCAGAGTACGTACACTTGGCGATGGGACGGTGATTACATCGCCATTACTCCGAACGTTGCTTCTGGTTCTGAAGTCCTCGTTCGTAGAATCACACCGATTAACGAAGCCATCCATATCTTTGATGGTCGATCTGAGTTCGATGATCAGAGCATGGATGAGAACTTCCAACAGCTCATCTACATTGCTCAGGAATACTCTGAGGGCTCTGGTATTAAGGACGTGTTCTCCGACATTAACATGCACGGGTACAAGATCCGTAATGTTGGTTGGGCTACTGATGATGATGACGTTGTTACGTATGGACAGTACAAGGAGGATGCTGAAGGTGCTAAGGTAGCACTGCAGAAAGCAGAGGCTGCCGCTACTATGGCAGAACAGCATGAGCAGAATACTCAGGCTATTGCCAATAAGGCACAGACTGACATTACTACGTCTAAAGAAACGGCTATTACGGAGATTACTAACCGTATTGCTCCTGAAGTAGACAAAGCTAGGGTTCATGCTGTGACTGCCCAGTCTGCTGCTGGTACTGCTGTCAGTGCAGGTAATAGGTCTGAGACTGTACTTCAACATGTGCAGATGCTTGAGGATGAGGCTGAACTTCATGCAGGTACTGCTGAAGCGGTTAAAGACGAGACTATCCGCATCAAGGATCTCGCTAAGGACTGGGCTACCAAGACTGGTGCTACCGTTGATGATTCTGAGTATTCTGCTAAGCACTACGCTAATGAAGCGAAGAAGAGCGCTGATAAGACGGACTCTGACCTCAGTGCGATTAACGATGCTAAGGCTAATGCTCTTAGTGCCATTGATACTTCAAAGACTTCTGCTGTAAAGGCAGTAACTGATGAAGGTAGTGCCCAGTCTGCGCTCATTGATTCCGAGGGTGATGCTCAGGTTCAAAGAGTTATTGATGAGGGTACTACTCAGGTAGGTATTGTTGATACAAAGGGCACTCAGGAAGTTCAAAAGGTTACTGCTGAGGGTACTAAGCAGGTCCGAGCTGTGCAAGCTGAAGGTACTGCCAGTGCAAAGAAGGTTACTGATGAAGGCACTAGGCAGGTAGGTATCGTTAGCGCTCAGGGTACCACTAGCGCTAATGCTGTTAAGGCACAGCAGACTACCAGTATCAACGCAGTTGTTGCTGAGGGCGATAAGCAGATTGGTCGTGTTACTACTCAGGGTACTACTACCGTTGGTCTTGTGACTGCTGAAGGTACTAAGCAGGTTACCAGAGTTACTGACACAGGTAGTGCTCAGGTTACTAATGTACAGACCGAAGGCACTAAACAGGTTGATCTTGCTAAAGCTGAAGTTACTAAAGCTACCGCTCAGACTGCAGAGGCTACTCGTCAAGCTGAGAGAGCTAAGCAATACGCAGATCATCTGGTTACTGGTCAGGTACAAGCTGACTGGAACGAAACTGATCCCACTTCAAAGGCATGGATCTTGAACAAGCCTACGCTTGGTGCCCTTGCATCTAAGGACAGCATTGCGTATAGTGAGATTACTGGTACTCCTCCTGAGCAAGATCTTAGTGGTCTTGCTACTAAGAACGAGCTTCAGACGGGTCTTGCAGGTAAGGCTAATGCCTCGCATACGCATACCAGTGCTAGTATCACTGACCTGAGCACTACTTTGGCTCCGTATGCTACGACTGCCGTGATGAACACTGAGCTTGCTAAGAAGGCTCCTGTGTCTCATACTCATACGACTGCTCAGGTTACTGGTCTTGATACTGCGTTGGCAGGTAAGGCCCCTATGAGTCATACGCATACTATTGCTAACGTTACGGGTCTTCAGGTAGACCTTACGGCTATCCGTGAGAGCATCACTAATGTGTCTTCTAAGGTTGACGGTATTGGTGACACTCTGTCTCCTACGTATGCTAAGAAACAAGGTATCCTTGATGCCTGTGATAAGGCTCTGAATGGTGCTAATCCTGTCCACGCAGGGGATCCAACGCTTGATGATATTAAGTCATCCTTAGCTACCATTCAGGCCCAATTGCGTCAGTTGGAAAGCAGAAGGTATGTTAAGACGACTGGTAATAGTTCTGATGGTAGCTCTTGGTATCGTAAGTGGTCTGATGGATGGATTGAACAGGGTGGTGTTACACCATCTACCTGCGGAACGGCTGGTAGAACCATTGAATTCTGTATCCCTTTTACTTCAAATGAGTACGTTGCCGTGGTTCAAAGCTACACTGGCGGGTCACCGAATATGCAATATAACGCTTGCCATATTATAGAAAAGAGCCCCTCTAGTCTCTCAACTAAAGTCGGTTGTGTCGAAGATGTTGCTTGCTTGTGGTATACCTGTGGTTACTAAAGGATAAACAATGGAAGATCAAGAATTTATCAATCAATTAGCTGAGAAACTCAGTAAACTCGGTACTGTAAGGCCCTTAGGTTTCCACTATCTTCACCCCTACAAAACAGCGCCTGCTGACTCTATTATTTGTAATGGGGCTACGTATTCTAGAGCTTTGTACAAAGACTTCTTTGATTACATTACAACTCAAAGGTGGGTGAGGACTGAAGCTGAATGGCAAAGGATTGCTGCGAGTGAAAATGGGTTCTGCCCGTTCTATAGTGATGGTGATGGTAGTACAAACTTTAGGACTCCTAAGTTTGCTCCTCAGCAGCAGCAGATTGTTATGAGGGCGCCAGAGCACCTACCAGGTGACTCAATCATTATTCCGCCCGAATCTCACGAATGGCTAATGTGTGTAGTAGTCTACGGTGTAGCTACTAATGTAGGCTCTGCGGACATTCAGAACGTTATGTCTGCTGTGAATGCTGTGCAGGCTAATATTACAAAGGTTGAAGATAAGCTTGTAAAGTTTGCCGCTCCTGATTATAGCTCAGGGATTACGATAGCTGCCAATACCACTGTAACTGCGCAGGAGAATGGGTATATCAGGTATTATATCCGGCTAGGAGGTACGGGAGGTAAAACAAGATACATCACGATTAACACAACAAAGCTTACAGTGTACGCTGACAATTACTCAGCTGATAGGGGCATACTTCCTGTAATTAAAGGGGATACTATTACACACGATGGCGTTGATGAAGTTGTATTCTTTCCTGCGAGGTACGCATCATGACAAAGATTTGAACACTTTCTATAAGGGTGCTTATACAATTGCAGACATCCAACTGTGTAAAGCGTTAGGGGCACACATTGTACTAGAAGGTGATGGCTTTCGTATTGTAAAAGATTCAGAGCCTACTACTGAAGAACTCTATGAAGAACTCGCTACTAAAGTACGCGCTGAACGCAACATGAAGATCACTGAGACTGATTACTACATGATGCCTGACTATCCTGCTGATCCTGAGACTCTTGAGGTAGTTAAGAACTACAGAAAGGCTCTTAGAGACATCACGCTTCAGAGTGGTTTTCCTAGAGACGTTGAGTGGCCTGTGGTGCCCAAAGTGTTCTGTGAGGACACTGAAGGTACTCCGAGCATCGGACTGGCTAAAGTGGGGATCCCATAAGGTTCTTGCTTAGATTACCTATAGTGCCACGAGAGGTGCACTCTAAATTACCTCTCAGAATGCTAGGCTTTTCAGTAGCTATAGTCTTAGAGCATTCCAGTTTAACCTAAGCTACTAAACCATTAACACTAGCTTTATGCTAGAAAAGAATATTATTATGGCTGAATTTGCTTCCAAGGGCGTTGCAGGTGAGTATCGTCGATGAGAACAACAAGGTAGACATCGAAATTGCTAAGGGATTCATCAATAGTGCATTCGATAAGAGTGGTGCTGTGGAATACCTTGGATTCAAGTTCGATAAATCCGATGGTGAAGCACTAATTAATATTATGAAGAAATACAAAGATGATTAACGCTAAATGGGAAGATAATGTTTTTATGATGGCTAAGCATAAACTTCTTGAAGTTATTGAAAAACTTAATAAAGAAGCATATATTAGCGCAGAGGATGTTATTGAATACAAGAATGCAATTAAAGCACTGTATTATCTCCTGAGTATTGAAAAGAGTAAGTAACTCTAGTGTTTCAGTAGTCCTAGAAGGACTGCACTGTAGTCTTTTCCAAGATCAGTGCCCGTACAGTAACTATCATAGGGTTACTGAATCTATTAAGATATTAAACAAATGAATATTCAAGTTTATTGGGATGGTAATTCTGGAGTTATTGAATACAATAGCGATAGACTTAATCTGACTTCTAAGCCTAATATTAGTTCCGTTAATTTCGATGTTCTTAATTTCAGTGAGGACGACAATATTGGAATTAAGGTTTATCAGAATAAGACGATGGAATTAACCCCCGAAGAAATTACTAAGATTAAAGCGTTTGCTAAAACTAATGCCAAGCCTGTGAATACCATTGATTCTGCAATTGGACAGCACAACGTTGCCCCTGATGCTCATCACGATATCCGCGTGAAGATCGAAGAGCTGTCTGCTGCGATTGCTCAGTTGAGTGCTTTGTACAGTCAGGCTATGGCTATGTCCGCAATGGAGGAGCCTAATGAGTGCGAAGACCAGTACGCTTGAGAAACTTCATGAGATGCTTGCTGAGCTGTTTATCGAGGATATCAAGCTCTGTAGAGAGGAAGGTATTCCTATGGCTGCTTCCGACAAGGGTGTGATTGTTTCGTTTCTAAAGAACAACAACATCACTGCTGATCCTGATCTCGAAGATATGCAGAGACTCGATGAAGAGTTCAAGAGGCAGGCAGAGATTGAGAGAGCCGCTAGAGCCAAGAGTATGCTTGAACAGAAGGGAGATGATCGCTTTGACGATCTGCTGAATTGATGGAAGAGCTGACCCTACAACGAATCAAGCTACTGAAAGAACGTGTTAATCGTTATAATAATGATCCTACGAAGATTCCGCAAGATGAGAGACGAGAACTCTCACTGATGTTCGCTGTAGCTTTCAAGGACTTCAAGGACTTCTGTGAGATCGGTATGCGATTCCTTGGCTTCGGTATTACCGAGATGCAGATGAGCATCGCAGAGTACGTACAGAATGGTCCTAAGAAGCGAATGGTGCAGGCACAGCGTGGTTAGTCTAAGGCTGAGCCACGTAATTTTGTGAAAACGGGGGAACTCTCACTGAGACAATCCCGTGCTTAGATAGACAAGTTTTAACCTATATGGAGAAACATATGTACAAGAAAGTTTTGATTGATGTTGGTGCTAGATCTGGTGTTAAATACTGGATTGATACAACTGGACAAATGATTAACTCCGAGACTAATAGAGTCGTAGGAGGAAGAATTAAAGGCGGTTATCGCCTTGTGTGTGTTAACAGTGTGTGGAAACCTCTGCATAGATATGTAGCAGAAGCCTTCTGTCATAAGCCTGAAGGTGCTACTGAGGTCAATCACATTGATGGTAACAAGCTGAATAACTCGGCGGACAACCTCGAATGGGTTACGCACAAGCAAAACATGGAACACGCCGTTAAACACGGCCTTTGGAAAACGCGCTTTAACGAAGAGGCTTATCGTGCGGAACTTACCAATGAAGAAGTCCATGCCGTCTGTAAATGGATCGCTAGTGGTAAAGGCTTTAGAAAAACCGAACTACCTTGCACTAGACACCAGTTCTATAACATCAAATATAAACGCAGTTGGAGCAACATCTCCGACTTGTACTTCTAAGTGTAACGACTATCCTATATGGAGTAGGGACAAGTGTCCCGAAGCGCAAAACTCTGCAATGCAGAGAAGATATAGTCTGATCTTGTAGGCGACTACAAGCTGTCGAAAGACGAGGGAGGATTAACGACCCTCCCTGAACACAATGGAAGCAAAAACGACCATTACAGCGCTGTACGCTGTGTGGAGATTGATTCAAGATCCTACTTGTCGTATCTTGATCGTCTCTGCAGGCGAAGATCAGTCCAATGACATCGCAGTGCTTATCATTCGATTGATCGAGCAGTGGTCTCTGATGTGTTGGCTTAGAGCAGATACCTCCAGAGGTGATAGATCCTCGTATGAGCATTATGACGTGAACAGGGATCTCAGACGAGTTGAGAAGTCTGCCAGTGTGTCGAGTGTCGGTATTAAAGCTAACCTCCCCGGTCGAAGAGCTGACCTCATCATTGCTGACGACGTGGAGTCCATTACGAACTCTACGACTCAGGTTATGCGTGATGACCTCTTGAACAGAACGAAGGAATTCACTGCTATCTGTACGCATGGACATATCCTGTACCTTGGTACCCCTCAGACTAGAGAGAGTGTGTACAAGACTCTACTCAGTCGAGGCTTTGATATCCGTATATGGCCGGGTAGATATCCTGAACCTGATAGGCTGGACAGGTACCTTCCAGGCACTCTAGCTCCAGAGATCGAAGAAGCTATCAGGAAGGATCCCTCGCTTCAGAGTGGCGGTGGTCTAGACGGTACCAGAGGAAAGCCTACTGATACGGGCAGATACACGGAAGAGGATCTTCAGGATAAAGAGCTTGACTACGGTCCTGAAGGCTTTGACCTGCAGTACATGCTAGATACTACGCTCTCTGATGAAGCTAGAACGAAGATCAAGCTCAGTGACCTTATGATCGCCAATACTGGGTACATGGAAGCCCCTGAGACGTTCATGTACAGCGCAGAGCCTAGACTCCTCATCAAGGATCCTGAGATTGCCACACCTCCGATGCACGGCAATCGAATGTACTACACGGCAAGAGCATCGGAGAACTTTATCAAGTACGATCATAAGGTTATGGTCGTAGACCCTGCAGGTAATGGCGGTGATGAATTGGCTTACTGCTGTGGAGGTGCATGTAATTCCTACGTGCATATCTTTAGCGTAGGTGGGTTCATTGGCGGTACTACCGAAAAGAACATCAACGATATTATTGATCTGTGCTTGGAATTCGACATCAAAGCGATTAAAGTTGAATCCAACATGGGACATGGCACCGTTGAATCACTGTTCATCGCTGAACTTCAGAAGCGAAAGATCAACGACATTGGTGTGGAGGGGTTCTATAACACAATCCAGAAGGAGAAGCGTATCATTGATACCGTGTCTCCTGTAACTCGTAGACACAAGATGGTGTTCCATGAGAGAGCCATCAGAGACGATTGGAAGTGCTGTATCAGGTACACCCCTGAGAAGAGAACCATCGTGAGTTGTCTGTACCAGATGGCTAACATCACGTATGATAGACAGTCATTGGCTAAGGATGACCGTGTAGATGCTCTGGCAGGTGTTGTACAACACCTCAGTGATTGTATCGCAAAGGATGACGATAAAGCGAATGAACTTAGAGAACAAGAACAAGCAATGGAGTTCTACAGAAATCCTATGGGATACAAGAACTACGGAGGTAAGAAATACAACGAATGGAACAACTTGCACAAGTACAGCAGGGTAACTCGGAAGCATCGTTGGTAGTGAAGGTCGCTATCCTTGAGGAGCGACTTAAGCAGACCAATCAGGATATCTATGATTTGAATAACAAAGTGGATAGTACAGTTACTGAGATCAAAGCAATGGTCGAGAAGATCCAGAACAGACCGAACTCTGTACAGGAGTTCATCTCTGAGAACTGGAAGAGCATCCTTCTCGTGATCCTAGCAATCATGGGGGCTAATGCTACGGTTGTAGAGAGCATTAGCCGAGTGATGCTCGGTGGATAAACAGGATACCCCGTAGAACGCGAATACAGCCCTTCTACGGGGCTTTTAGAGGGTGGGTAATGAAGTCTATCATCCAAAGGGTGTCGATCGCTCTAACAGCCTGTATGGCTGTTTTAGCGGGGTATTGGTATATTCAGACCCTGAACACTAAGATCGAGAACCTAGAAAGAAGCCTCCAGAACGCTGTAGAGGCGCTTGCAGACGTTCAAGGAGCGGTGAGCGCACAGAACGCTGCACTGAAGAACTGGAGAGCCTCTCAGGAGCGTCTAGAGGCATCTCAGAAGGAGACTAGAAACAGGATTGAGTATGTTCTCAAAACTACGAAGGGTAATGCTAGGGTTGTCGATAGCGCTGTTATTGACGAGCTGTGCAACGGTGCAGGAAGAAAATACTGCGCAGAGAGTGCATACGCCAGTAAGAACAGTGGTACCAACAACGCTAACAATGCAGTGCAAAGAACCAAGTCTTAAAGGTAGTACGATAAGCGACCTCGTGAGACATATCGTAGAACTACGAGAGAGCGTAGATGAATGTAATAATCGTATGTCTACGATAGATAAGAGTCTAGATGAGTACGATAGGAGATATAACAGGGATACTGAGATTAGCGGGGATGCGAATACTAAGTAACACCTAAATTTGGTATACTAACGCGAGAGGGTATCTCCCATTTCACCAAGCGATTATCCCCCATATACCCCTAGTGCACTATTACCATCATCATGTTGAATATCATGTAGTTCACCTAGAGTACACCCTAGTACATCATCAGTACACTTAGTTGTTCATAGTAGTACACCTAGAGTATACTGTGTGGTATATACTAGGTATGCCTAGAGAGTAGAGTGTACTAGTGGGGATATATCTCTTTTTTTCTGTATATATATCTCTTTTATCTATATATATATCTTTTTTATTTTTATTCATTAATATATCTCTTTTATCTATTAGTGTATCTACTGTATTGCTAGAATGTACTAATAGCAGTATATCTCTTGTATCTATGTATGTATACATAGTACACCATTAGTATACTGCTAGAGATCTATCTCTAGTATTCATTAGTATATCTATGTATCTATCTATATTACGTCCATCAGTATACTGTTATATATCTATAGTAGTTCACCTATAGTGTATATTAGTACGTCCATCATTGTACTCTTAATAGTACATACTGTAGTACACTTATGTACTACTAAGAGTACTATACATTGTTCTACTGTAGTTCTATATCTATCTATATATAAAGATATCCTGCTTGCGATGTATACCCTCATCGTTGTATCTCATGATTACATCTCATCGTTACATCGCATGCTTCTATGGCATATCCTAGGATGTATCGTCCAGCAGTATCTTGTTTTGTTCATCATTATCCTCCGCCGTGTGCTTCTGTTTGTGGGCGTTCCCCTCCTTTCAGTCGGGTCGGGCTATCCGCTGCGGCTTCCTCGTCTATCGCTAAGTTCGACT